CCAACTTGTCGAAGGTTCAACCGCTAAAGACTACCAAAAAACGGAAACAAGACTTAACATCCCAAGACTTGACTACTCAAACGGAACTTGTCCAAGTTTACTTGTAGAACCGCAAAGGACTAATCTACTTACTTGGTCACAAGATTTAACGCAATGGAATCAAATCAGTGAAATAGCATCAAGACAACTTGTAGCAAATCCATTAACGGGAGTAAACAACGCAACCAAGATAACGAAAACAAGTGGCGGAGGTGACCCTTATGTTGGTCAAATACAAAGCGCAGTTAATGGAACTTACTCATATTCCGTTTATTTGTGGACTGATTCGGGGCAACCATTAGACTTGACTTTGTTTATGTACAATGATTCAGTCAGTGAAGTTTATACTTTTAATGTTACGCTTACCACAACACCGACACGCTTTGATTATGCCGCAACGTTTTCAAATACGGGAGGAACTATAACAACACGAATAGACTTAACGGGTGCATCCGCAAACCAATATATTTACGCTTATGGTGCACAACTCGAAGCTGGAAGCTACGCTACTTCATACATACCTACAACCTCTGCAAGTGTAACACGAAACGCAGATGTTATTTCAAAGACTGGTATTAGTTCGCTTATAGGTCAAACAGAGGGGACTTTGTTTTGTGAAGTATTGCAAATGGGTGGAAATACAATCGTTCCTTTCCAATTATCTGACACTACAAATAGCAACCGAGCGCAAATTGAAATTAGCGGTGTTGGCGCACCTCTTTGCGTTGTTTCTTCTGGAGGCGTTAATACTGCTGTGATTGTAGGAAGTTATGTACCTTTCAATCAATACCATAAAATTGCAGTAACATACAAAGCAAATGAATTTAAATTGTATGTAAATGGGGCTTTGGTCGGAACAGATACAAGCGGTGCAGTTCCAATTTCATTAAGTGCAGTTTATATTGGTTCAGAGTCAGGCACAACTTACGCTGGCTTTGAAATGAAATCAGCGGTACATTGGAAACAAGTATTAACAAATGACCAACTAATTGCATTAACTACTATCTAATGAATATTTTCAAATTATCTTATTCAGACAAGGCCGCAGCAGTTGCCGACCTTTACGCAAAAGGAATACTAATCGAGGTCGAAGGTATTGACGGAGAAAAACACGAAGCATACGGAAACGGAGTGCAAGCTGTTGTTGAAATTGGCCTTATAATGATTGAGCCGCCAGTAATGGATGGAATGGAAATAGTAACGCCGCCCGTCTACGCTGATGGCTACCACTACGACGTAATGAGTTCTGAGCTTTACGACTTCGGGTCAAACCTTGTCGAACCAAAGAACCCTAAACACGCATTTGCTGGACACGCAATAACAGAGGAGTTTCCATACAATCCAATTTTAGGAGATGGCATACAAGAATAACGGGACGTTTAACGTTCTTTATAAAACACGTAATAAGATCGCAAAGACATTGCGCCGTATTATAGCCGAAGAAGCTTTAATAGACACGCAAGCGCTTTACGATTCAATCCGTATTAACGCAAAGATACCCGCCCTTGGTGAATTAGAAATACAAATTGTAGCAATGTACTATTTCGGGTTTCTAAACAACGGAACTGTAAACATGTTACCCTTTGACCTTTGCGCAAAGCTTACCCAACGCCTAAACGCCGAGGGAATAACCGCAGAAATATACGCACAATACACGGAATGGATGACAAAGCGTTACCCTATTCTGCAAGTAGCTAGAATTTTGGGCGACAAGAAAAGCATTATTTACACGTTCGAACCAATCGGTGGCGACTTTAACGCGGCGTTAGCCTTTAGGGGTTTCAAGTAAGCCCATTTCTTTACGCATTGCAAGCATATTAAAAACTAGTATTAAGGGCAGTTCACCGACTGCCTTTATTTTTGTAAAGTCACCTTCGCATAAGTCGTAAATCAAACTTTCCCAGCCCCACTTGCGGGCTTTTTTGCTTTGTTCTTGGGCCTTTAATTCGTCTTTATATTCCTCTATGGTGTCGAAATCTTTAGGGTCTAGCTTTTCGTCGTCTGGTTCGTCGTCTGAATTGAACAAAGCCGTGTACTTTTGCATGAAATTTTCCCTAAATTTTAGGTATTCGTTTAAGATCCCGTAAACTTTTGTTATTTCTACGTCGTCAAATTGTTCGTGGCGTTCGAAAGGGCTAAAAATGTAGGGTTCAAAGTGTAGGTTTTGCCACTCATCTAGGCGAGTACGCCGCCAAAACACGGAAACTATATGCGAAATATGTACTAAGTAGTCGTTTTGTAGGAAATATTCAAGATCTATAAACTCGTCTAGCGTTAGTTTCTTGAATGGTTGTAAGGTGTACGTTTCCCCGTCTAGCAATAGTTCGTTAGACAAGCCCTTTTTAGGCTCATGTAGCACCCATTTTACAGACTTGAATAACGTGGCTATTTCCTCTAGCGTTAGTTCTTCTATTTCGTCCGTGCTTACGTCCGCTAAAATAGCCAATGTTTCTAGCTGAATGTTAAAGAACCCGCCCGCATCTTTAAGCGCGCGGAGTTCCTTAAACTGATATAGCTTAACGTCTTGCCAACTATTCGGTAGGTTCATTAAGGCTTTGAACTTGTTTGTTAATTGTTTCGGCTACGGCAACTAGGTAAGGCACGGCAACCTCGGCGGGTAGTTCACGGATAATTTTTGCCTTAAACTTTACATGAGCGTCGGTGTAGTGTTCGTTTTTCCCTAAGTCGGTACGTTTAAACAATACCGCTAGCACCTCGGAAATATACCCTTTGTGTTTGTTGTTTAAAATCTTTTCAATTAGCTTAGTTTCTTTGGCGCTCAATTTCCATTCTTCGTCGTAGGCTTGGTACGTATACCCGTCCGCTTCAAAGCGTTTCAATAAAATGCCTTCGGGTGCTTTTGCCGTGTTGAAAAGACGAATGTATTCTTTAAAGTCTTCGAAGTCTACGTCTTCAATTTCTTCTGGTGCGCCCATGTACTTAAAAACCTCTAAGTGTTTTTCGACGTGGTCTAGCTTTTCGTTAGCATGAATTTCTGTAATGTCTTCGAATTGCTGGATAGTCAACTCGTTTAATTCGTTAGGAATTTCTTTGTTTAAAATAGTAACCATAATATATAATTTTTGAACAAATATAGGCTTTTTTTAATATCGTTATGGTTAACGACTTACCCGTTTACAAAATTACAATAGACCCCGAGTATAGCGACGGCGAAGATTTAGGCATAGAACAAATTGCTTTCACTTCAAACCCCGCTATTAAAGTTAAGGGTTTAGCATTTTCAAACGTGGCTAAACATTTCTTTGCCGACGAACTAAAATACAGAGTTACCGCGCCCGCAATGATCCCGATGGAAATTTACAGACGCGACGAAGAAGAATACTACGTAACATTTGACGAGGAAACAATCGAACAAATACACGTAAAGTTTATGCGTGACTTGCAAAACCGCAACGTTTTCAATTTAGAGCATGACCAAAACAAAGGCGTTCCCGCTTACATTCTTGAAGCGTGGATAGTCGAAAACCCTACCCAAGACAAAGCATATACAACCTACGGCATCGAAGTTCCTAAAGGCACGTTAATGTTAACGGCTCAAGTTACCGACGTAGACTATTACAACACGCTAGTAAAAAACGAACAAGTCGGTTTTTCTATTGAAGGCTTTCTGGGTATGAAATTAAGTAAACACTTAAAACAAAATAATATGAATTTCCCAGACGGAGAACACCTTTTAGAAGGCAAAATCTACGTGGTTAAAGATGGCCAAGTAGTAGAAGTAAAAGAAGTACCAGTTGTCGAAGAAGAAATGGCCGAAGTAACAGAAGAAGTTACCGAAGAAGTTGCTATGGAAGACACAAGCGTAACCGAAGAAGAAGTAATCGAAGAAGAAGTAACTGAAACTGCAATGGCAGTTGATCCAGCTACGGACGCCGAAGCAATCAAAGCGGTTGTTATGCCTATCATCGAAGAACAAGTTAACGCAGTAATCGGAATGATTGCAGACTTGAAAAACCAAATCGAAGAAATGGGCGTAATTCGTGAAGAAGAAGAAATCGAAATGGCTAAAGACACAAAAATGTCAAGCGTATTTGACAAGTTCAAAGCCTTTCGCGCATCAAACAAGTAAACAAATAAAAACAAAATAAAAACCAACAAAATGAGAAATCTTAAATTTGACTTGGACGTAGACACAAACGCGTTGTTATGTCCTAACCCAGATGAATTCTATTCAAAAGCTTATTTGACTGAAGACATCGCAGACAACTACCGCACTTTGCCTGGTATTAAGTCAGCAACGAAACTTGCAAACGTTACTTTTGGTAACTTACTTGCGCCTTCTACATGTAACTTTGCTGCCCCTACGGACAACTTAGATGCAGTTGACATTGACGTTTGTGCGCTTTCAGCAATGAGCCAAATTTGTCAGTTCGACCTCGAGCAGTCTTTCTTGGCTTTGCAAATGTCGCAAGGTTCAAACGGCGATTTTAGCGTTCCTTCATTCATGGCTTACTACTGGAATGAAATGGCTGT